TAACATTTTAGATAAATTTGTTGCTGATAAAGATTTAAAAACAAAACTATCTCATGAACTTGAGAAGGAAATAATTTCTCTTAACAGAGCACAATTGGAAGTAAACAAAGTTGAAGCAGCACACAATAATGTATTTGTCGCAGGGTGGAGGCCTTTTATTGGCTGGGCATGTGGTTTATCACTCACTTATCATTTTATCTTAGAACCTATTATTCAATATATTCTTATTGTAAACGGTATTCAATTTGAAACGCCTGAGTTTGACTTTAGTCAATTATCTACAATCGTTATGGCAATGCTCGGCATGTCAACACTCCGAACATACGAAAAAACAAAAAAGTAATATGAAAGATCTTGTAAAAGAGCGCTTGATTAAATGGGAAGCAATGGTTTTAAAGCCGTACGAATGTTCCCAGGGTTATACAACAATTGGCGTTGGAAGAAATCTTGAAACAAACGGTATATCAAAAGATGAGGCTATGTATTTATTAGATAACGATATTGAAAGCGTTATTGCAAAACTAGATAAGCATTGGCCTGTATATAAAACATTTCCGGTTGAGGCTCAAGCTATTTGTATGGATTTTGTATTTAACATGGGTATAAATTCCTGGCTTGCTTTTCGTAAAACAAGAGCCTATATGGAGCTAGGAGAATGGGAAGAAGCAGGTAAGGAATTATTAAATTCTAAATATGCACAGCAGGTAGGGAGACGTGCAATATTTAATTCAGAAGAGTTAAAAAAATGCCAACTAAAAGTTCAGACGAACACCAAAACAATTCTCGAATAGGCGCTTTTGCCGAATCATTAGTACAGACATTCTTGCTGGAATATTGCGACTTCTGTTTTCCATGCCAAGATAAACACCCAGCCGACTTAGTATGCGAGCTAGGACCAGCTATGTATACAGTTCAAGTCAAAGCCCGAACAAAAACGCCAGAAGGTAAATATGTTTTTGTATCTGATAATTCCAGGAATCAAAGTCAAATATATAAAAACTATCATTGTGATATATTGGCTTTTGTGTTTATACCTGAAAAACGTATTTTATTTAAATCAAACTGCAGCTCGCAAACCTACTTTACGTTTGATAAAAAAATTATTACTGATACTTTAGAAATTGATTCTTTCCATGAAACACTGGATAACTTATCATCTGTTCCTGTTGTTCGACCGATCATAAGCGAGGCTGATTAAAAATACGGAGATATGAGTAAGGAGTATTAATATTTTATTATCAGCCTCTTATTCATTCTACTTTGTAAGCCCTAAATATTATATAAATAAATACATATAAAAAGGTATACAATTATATATTTACCTCGTATAATATATGTATGTTAAATAAAATTAAGGAGTTAAATAACATGACTAGATATACACTACAAGTTCAATTACCTAGCATCGGCTGGATCACAGCTTTAAAAACAAATGAAATGGTTTTAATGGTTATGAAAAAAGTTAATTTAGAAAATGCAGGCCATAAAGTTAAAGTAATTAAGGAGGCTAAGTAATGCTGGGAGTAGGAAAAACAGGCAGAGGAAATCAAACAACCAAAGCTGATTATGTAAAAAGATTAGCTAAAGTTGTAAATCAAGATCCTAAATTACATGACGCTTTAATAAGAAAAGAGGGTGAGTATTATGAGTTATTGAAATCAGTATTTTACACACAATGGTCTTCAAAGTTTTTTAACAGAATAGTAGACGCTTATTTAAAGGAGGCTAAGTAATGAGGCACGAAATTATGATGCGCTTAGCAATATTAGGAATGGTAACTTGTATATGGTTACTATATTTATTACAAATGGGGAAAGCATAATGAACATACATTTAAACGAAGTAGGCAAAACAAAACCTTTAATAATACCAAAGCGAGCTGTGCGAGGTTATTACAAAGACTTTTTAACAGGTGAAAACAAAGTTCAAGTAGGATCACAAGAATATGTAGTGCGTGATTCTTTAACTGAAATTGCGTATTTAATGGGAGCTAAAACATGAATTTAAATCTAAGTCAACGCAAATTAAACAAATCAGAAGTTACATTTTTATTATGGTTTTTAAATGTTGTTGAAGATAACCCAATTGAGAATCCTGTTGAAACTACAGTATTTCATTATGATGATGCAGAGTATTCAGAAAAAGATTTTGTTAATCTTTACAAAAAATTAAAAGCTATTCATAGGTCATATACAACATGATTCCAGTAGAAGACATAGCAACAATAGTTACCTGGTCGCAAAATATTAAATTAATTGAAATTAATAATTGGGGCAATCATAAATATACAAAAATTATATTTAATGATGGAACTATAAAAATTACTGATCGGCCTACAGATAAGCCAGAAGAAACACATGTTTATCCGTCTGATTTATCTTTAAATCAAATAGCCGATTTATATTACGGGAGTAAAAATGGTAGGTAAAAAAACAAGATATGATCAAGCTAGCTGCTCAACATTACCTTATATAAAAGGAATCAGTCAATATCAATCGAGAAACGAATGGCTCGATACAGCTATTAAAGCAAGCGAGGGGGATATGCCAGAACAAACACCTCAACTTATGTTGCAGCGAATGGGAGATTTATTAGAACCGGTTTTATGTGAAGAGGCTAAAAATATACTTGGCCTTGAAAGTGTAAAAGTAGATTATGAGGAACCTGTAATGCACCCTACATTACCCCTAGCAGGTTCCTTAGACGCTACTGGTATTGCACATGAAGTAACATTTAAAAACGGAGATCTTGATTACGTAATTATTCCAGAGCAGGAAACAATTGTATTAGATGGACCTGGTGTTATTGAATGCAAAGCAACCAGGAATATGGCAACAAATGATTTAGAAGAATGGCGAGGCGTATTGCAAGCTAAAGGTTTAATGGAATGTACCGGCTATAGCTGGGCGGCCGTTATTGTGCTTTGGCAATCAACGGACTTCAGAATATATTTGTATTCACGTAAACCTGAGTTCCAAAACGAACTGCAATCTTTAGTATTAGATTTTGATCATAGGGTTAAAAATAAAGAATACTATCCGCCTTCGTCTAGTAACGATGCCAATATAGTATACAAAAATGTTAATAAAGATATAATTACTCTAGGACGTGAAGCTGATATTATTTGTGAATCTATAATAAATAAGAAAGAGCACATAAAGTTATTAAATGAAGATATAGACAAACAAGAACTTATGTTAAAAGAATTAATACAAGATGCCGATGGCGGACAAACAAATGAACATACAATTATGTGGCCAATGATTAATTACAAAGCTCAGCCTGAAAAAACAACACCGGCTAAAGAAGCAAGGTCAATCAGAACAAAAACATTAAGGATTAAAAAATATGGATAGCAATCAAATGAAAGCAGTTTGGGTTAAACCTGAAACGCATAAACTTTTAAAAGAATATTGTGATAAACACGGCAAAAAAATGATTTTTGTTGTTGAGCAATTACTTAAAGATAAGTTAAAAAATAATGTCTAATTGGCATGGCGGAAAAGGGTCTAAACGTAGACCTGAAGATAAAAAGAAAATAGATAACAACTGGGACAAGATATTTAAAAATGCCGGAAAAAATAAAAAAGTCAATAAAGATAAGAAATAAAAAAACAGGTAAATATGATGTTGAACATTATTACCTTAAATCTGCTTCTATTAAAGTACTAAAAGATTTAATTACAGATAACAACACAACCGCAAAAATTAAGCTTAAGTGCATGAGAGAGTTACAGAAAAGAAATGGTTAATAGTAGAAACAAAGGAGCTGCCTTTGAAAGAAAGATTGTTAACCTATTAAAAGAATTTTCAGACGAACATAATGCAGATATTCACATTACAAGAAACTTTGAACAGATGTACAAAAAAGGAGAATGTGATATCAACTTTTTAAATTATGCAATTGAATGCAAATGTTATGCCGAAGGCAAAGGTTATAAGTCTGGCTGGTGGGATCAAGTATGTATTTCAGCGGGCGAAACAAGAATACCGGTTTTAGTATATAAATATAATCGAAGTCCTATTGAAGTAGCTATGCCTTTTTGGTCAATTATGAAAGACGAACCAAAAGATAACAATAAGATATTTACATGCAAATGGGATGACTTTATAGATATAATTAAAAAGAATAATATTTTTAAGGCTTATGTCACTAGAGACGAATAAAGATTTAAGATTTTCAGAATTCTGTGTTTTAGAATATTTAGAATATTTAGAAACAGACTTGAGAATCAAACTAAGTTTTGATGAATATGTATCTGAATTCAGGTATGTATTAGTTGAAAAATGGCGCAATGAAGCGCAACCAATATTACATTAAAGGAGTAATTTATGGATATTTTGGGTATTAATACAAGCAGTGATAATGTTTTTATAAAACATAGCAGTGCAGATAAATGTTGGATGGTTGGAGAAGAGGCTCATCAAGATATAGTTCATATTCTTATTGATCCTGCTAGCATACAAACTGGCTGGGGTATATATGAAGGTGGTTATTTTTGGGAGTGGGATGATAAACCAGGCGTTTCTAAAGGACAGCCTACATCAGAACACAAAAGAGCATTCAGTGTATGGATGTATACTAAAGAGCATGGCTCTAAGCTATGGCGTAGATTTAGCTGGGGCGAAAGTCAAGGCTTTAATAACATGTGCGCAACTTTTTGGAATGACATCAAAGCAAATCCAGGAAAAGTAGTACACATGAAATATACTGGGGCTAAGGTTGAAAAGTTTAAGGTTGGCCAAGCAGCTATACCTGAATTTGAATTTGTAAAGTGGGCTGATAGACCAGCCGACTTTATTGTAAACGATGTTGATAAGCCTTTAGAGCAAGCAGCTACACAAGTTAATAATGATTTTAACTTTGCAATCGATACTACACCTGAAACTGGGGACCCTAGATTTGATCCTTCAGCTCAAGGTTTAACTGAAGACGATCTGCCGTTTTAATAATGAGAGAAGTCAACTTTGTACAGTTGGCTCCTCAAGTTGGACTTCATTTATTAGGACAACCAACAAAGCAATCGAGTACAGAATACAGATGGGGCACTAATGGAAGTTGGTGCCTTAATCTTGAAACTGGATTGTTTTTTAGTTTTGAATTAGATGAGGGAGGAGGAGTTATATGGTTAATAGATCACTTTAACCAGAATCGTAATGATATATTGAATATGTATAGTCCGGATATTAAAGAAACAATTACTTTAGAAACGAAGACTTATAGACAATTCGATCAAGAACAAATGCGCTCATTAGCAAAAGAGTCTGTTGTATTATTAAAATATACAGATTCATTTGTTGTAATGAGATTTAATGAAGGGCATAGTATAAAACAAAAGTATGCTCCTTTCAGTAAAGAAAATGGAACGTGGTATTTAAAAAGACCTGACGGTTTAATGCCTATTTATTATAAAGAAGCCGATGGCCCTATTATTATAAGTGAAGGTGAAAAAGCTACACTAGGAGCAAATCAATTATATGACGGGCCAACAGCCACATGGCATGGAGGTGTTAACAGTTGGAAAAAAGCTGATTGGTCACCAGTGTTTGGTAAAGACATTATTATATGGCCAGATAACGATGAAGCAGGCTTTAAATGTGCAGATGAACTAAGCGAGTATTTAACAGAAAACAATTGNTCTGTTCAAATAGCTAAAGTACCTNAAGCTTTAAATGATAAGGATGATTTATATGATGCTTTTTATAGAAATATATACACGAAGGAATCATTTAAAGAATACATAGAAACATCGGTNTCAAAACCTAAAAAGCCATCACTTGTATTACGTAAGATATCAGACTTNATNGCTAATATACAAGANCCAGAATGGATCATAGAAGATATTATGGAAAAAGATTCTGTAATAGATATCTATGGTGCACCTAAAAGTGGTAAATCGTTTGTAGCTATTGATATGGCTNTATGCTCATCGATGGGNATACCTTGGCAATCNCATAAGACAGTACAAACACCTATTATTTATTTAGCAGGTGAAGGGCAAAGAGGTATTGCAAGACGTGTGCAAGCATGGGAACATTATTATGGACATGACTTAAACAATGCACAAATGTTTGTATCAGACAGAGGTGTAAGGTTTTTAGATGAAAAAGACCATCAAAACCTTATAGATCATATAAGACAAGTAGCTGATGAATTTGGCGATATAGGTTGTTTATATGTAGATACATTAGCACGTAACTTNGGNGCTGGAAACGAGAATAGCACTGAAGATATGAACAAATTTATTGAACGAGTGGACCACTTAAAGGCTGAGTTCAGTTGTTGTATTGCTTTGATACATCATACAGGGCATAGCAGTTCGGGACGAGCACGTGGTTCGTCTGTGCTTCCTGCCGCTGTTGATGCTGAGTTTGCAGTTAAAAGGCCTAAAGACGAAGGGGAAGAAATGAAAGTTGAATTCACTCAAACCTTAATTAAAGATGGGAAGCCGATGAATCCTAAATACTTTAAGTTCAAAGAAATAGATTTAATTAACTATCCTGGAATGACTTCAGGTGTATTAGTTAAAACCGAATACGATGACTTTAAAGAAGAAGACTCTAAGATTGATGAAACTATTATTGTGATAGCTGAAATACAGGCAGATAGAGCTAAAGCAGAAGAGGTTGATCCTATTTCAATATGGGTAACACAAAAAGAAATAATTAATGCACAACGAGATTTAAAGGAAAATACAGTGAAACAACGTATAAAACGATTAAAAGAAGCTGGTAAGATATATTATGAACAGGGTAAGGGCTATCAAGCTAAAAAGTATGATGTTATTAATTAGTTACATAATTAGTTACATTAGTTACATTCTAGTTACATTTCTTGCCCAACTTAAAGAAAAAAAGAGTTACATTTTGAGTTACATACATATACCTATAGGTATATGTAACTCATGTAACTATTTGATAAGTCCGTTTTTAACAAAAAGTAACTGTTTATGTAACTATGAATTATAAAGAAAGAAAAATAAAAGAATTAGAACGCTTAGAAAAAGACAAAACTTTTAATGCATCGCTTTATAAACTAAACGATATTAAAACAAAAATAAGGTTAGAATGGGGCACAGAAAGAATTATGGATTTAATTGCCCCTGAATTGTTATTACGTTTTAAAAGAGCTGAAAACAAATATACTAATGAGTATCATGCATCATTCAATAAAATTAAATTAAATGAAATGATGACCAGAGGCTATGAAGCATTAATTAAAGACGCTATTAATCGCGGTTATAATACATTATCGCCTGAGTTTATATTAACATATCATCCTGATACGAACGAAAAGATTATTATTTGCGTCAATGAAGATGATGTGCCAATTGCTTTTGAAAAGTACAAATCAAAAGAAGATGTTATAATTTTTCATATAAACGAAATACTTATAACAATGGGTCAAGACTTATTTGATATAAAGAAAAAAACACATAAACTTGGAGGAAGAATAAAAAGCTATGCGCGTAAAAATTGAAACAAATATAAAACCTGTAATGAAACAATTTGTTAAGTTCCAGAAGGTTGATATTCCTAACATAACAAGAATAGCTATAAACGAAACAGCTGTAAGAGTTAAAGAGCTAGAACAAGCAGGCATGAAGAAGCATTTACATAATCCAAGAAAACAAACAATCAATGCATTGTTTGTACAATTCGCCAGAAGAAATAAATTAGAAGCAACAATAACATATAGAGACTGGGCTCAAAGCTTTATGAAGCTACAAATATTCGGTGGTATTCGTAAGGTTACTAATACAGCTGTTCCAACGGTTAATGCACGTTTAAATCAATACGGTAACATTCCAGGAAGAAAGGCCGGTGTTGTTAAAGGTAAACAATTTAGAGCTACTATCGATGGTATATATGGTGTATGGCAACGTAATAAGAATGGTTTAAAGATTATTCATAGGTTTGAAACAAATCCTAAATATGAATCACGGTTTCCTTTTCATCGTATTGGTTTAAAAGCTATACGTCATACATGGCCGCGTAAGTTTAAAAAGGTATCATCTTATTATTTAAGAAAGGCAGGTCTAAAGTAGTATGAGGTTTGCAGAGTTGCTTAGCATGGGTATATCTTATGAAGAAAAAGTATTACAACTATTGCATAAGAAATATCCGTTAGCTACACGTATTCAAGGACAGTTTGTTGATTATGATATCTGGATTCCAGAGCTACATAAAAGCGTTGAAGTAAAGTATGACAAGCGATCTGAAACAACCGGTAATATTATTATTGAATATGAAAGAAACAATAAGCCGGGTGATATACTAAGCACTAAGGCAGACTACTGGTGCATTCATACGTCAACAGGATTAGTATGGATTCAGCCGTTGAAGATTATAGAATGTATATTAAGAGAGGAGTGCAGAGCAATCAAAGTAGGATTAGGTAAATGTTATTTAATACCAATATATTTATTAAAGAGTTACAGCATGGAGAAAATGATATGAGTTATTCGAGTCAAACAGGCGTATGTTCCAAAACAACAGGTACTCTGTGGGATATGACCGGCGTGGTTATTCGCT